TTGCCGCGTACCGTTTTAATATAGTTGGTACACCGTCTTTATTTTCCGCCTCCCAGCGGTCAATAGCCGTCATCAAGACAGCACGGTTAATAACACATAATAAGGCAAAACTACAAACATGTCCCATTGGTTGGGCATCACGAACAAAAACCTGAAAGGATTTTTGAATGACACCAACCGCATGAACCATTTCACCAGTCTCCTCAGAAAGTTCCATCTTTGGAGAGACACCGTCATCCTCATAGAGAGGGCCAGTGACAGCCGGATAGGTGGCAATGCCACCATTAAAGCTTGATGAAAGGAGTCCGAAACCACGAACAGAGCGGAGCCCCTCAAGGGCCGCAAAGGTGGCATCAATCTTTACTAGATCGGTAGCAGACGAGTAGTCAATGCTAGCCCAATCGGAGCAGATCGTATCAGACATAAAAAGGTCGATCTCTTGTATTCTCTCAGTTAAATCGGCATGACGCATGGTACTGTCGGGTTGTGATTTCCAACAATCCAGCATCACACCTTGTACAGGGCGGAGAGAACTTGCAAGATAGGAGTCGCTCTTAGAAATGGAGCGGTGTTTACTGGGTTCGTCGATAGCGATGACGTCGATGTCAAGGTTTCTCGGAAAAACACCACCATATTCCAAATCTTCGAGAGCGTAGTCAACTCCTCGATTATAATTATCATACCTCCAGGTCTCCAATGCTTGACTAAGAGCACGAAGCTTGCCGACAGCGGATTCTTCTGTCGTACCTGGGAATTTAAAACGTTCGTAGCATTCAAGGTTCCCACCTTGAGTGACGGATGACTGCAGACTTGCACTCCCGCTAGGAGTAAACTTTGTTTGAGGTTTACTTGCGGCTAATCGGAACACCTCACGTGAGGTCTCTTCGATCTGGTGCGTTAAATCAAGCGGAATTCGACCATGATCAGTCGAAAAATTCTTAGCATGATCGCGATATGCTTTCGCGCGTGTCTGGGGAGTTTTGGCTGGCCAATATTTCTTGCAACCTTTCTGGAGGGAATAGATAAAGTCAAACTGTTGCTTTGCAATGGCGAACCTAATCACCCGTCGGAAATATCCTACGAATAATTCATCTTCTATGAAATCTTCCTTTGGAACGGAAGGGCTATGTTCATCGCCGCTAACCTGGAAAAGGTAACTATCCAGATAGTATTTCAAGAAGGATTGCTCACGGTTCTCTACATTCCAGTACTTGTTCATCATCGCAACGATATGGCATGTGCTTCGAGTAGCCTGAATGACTTGTTTAGAAGTCATCGGGCCACTCTTAGTACTACCAAGGAGGGCGACGAAGGGCAGCACTATGGAGTAAGTGAGCTGTGAAACTGCCTCG